TTATTCAAGCATATCGGATAATGCAATTTTATCAGCACCTTGTAAATGTAAAGATGATTCTTGTGATATTGACGATGATTATGTAAAACTTTTGAGGCAACAAAAAATTGTTAAAGATTATATGCAATATGATAGTCCATATAGAGGTATACTTTTATATCACGAATTAGGTTCTGGTAAATCTATCGCATCTATTGCAGCTGCCGAGGGATACATAACACTTAAAAAGATAGTTATAATGACACCGGCATCCTTGTCTCAAAATTATGAAAACGAGTTATTAAAAGTATCAAAAATAGGAAGGAGCCTTAAAAAATCATGGACGCAAATAAAAGTAAATAAAAAGTCTGCCACTATGATGAGCGAGCTGACGACAAAGTATGCAATCACAGATAAATTTGTTAAAAAAGACGGGTTAGTTTGGGTTCCCTTATATAAGGACGATATAGAAGGAGCAAACGTTATTATAGAAAAAATACGTTATAATTCAAAAGATGCAAATGAAGCAAAATATAGAGCAGATATTGATATTAGTATTAATCATATAATTAGAAATAGATATACATTTATAAATTACAATGGTCTTTCCGAAAAAATGGTTAAAGAATTAGGTACTAAACCATTCAATAATTGCTTTATAATTATTGATGAAATACATAATTTTATAAGCAGAATAGTTAATGGGTCAAGACTTGCCAAAGCCCTGTATAATCATATGATGAATGCAACGGGGACAAAATTAATATTGCTTTCCGGTACACCTATAATAAATCAACCTTATGAAATTGCAACATTAATTAATCTTGTCAGAGGACCTATCAAAGAATATAATATTGAATTATTAAAAAAATCAAATGTACCAGATTTGAAAGCAATTATTGAACATTTACAAGCAAAAAACTTATATTGTTTCATAGATACAATAGACTATAATGATAAGATTATGTCTTTCACATTATTACCAGAAAACTTTAAGCGTATTGACGATAGTTCCACAAGTATCGGAAAACATCCTTGGGGAAATAGCCAGGATGATTTAATTAAAAAGATTGTAGACGAATTAAATAAATCTGGGATTGTTAAATTATCTATCAAAAGTAAAATAATTAATAACGAAGCACTTCCTACTGACAAAGTGGTTTTCAATAAATTATTCATTAATGAGCACGGTTCAGACGATGAAAGTAAGAACATTAAAAATGAAGATTTATTCAAACGAAGAATATTAGGTACAATTAGTTATTATAAAACAACTGGTTCTGAACTATTCCCTAAAATGCTTCCGCCTGTATCAAGAGAACTTTTTATGGCAGACCATCAAATTAAAAAATATTTGGAAGTTCGTTTGATAGAAATCAGAATGGACGATAAAAAGAAACTTTTTAAGAAGGGAAATGCAAACGATGATTTTGGGTCAGTATATAGGGCATTCAGTAGAATGATTTGTAATTTTGCATTTCCTGACGAAGTTAATCGTATATTCCCACAAGATGTAAAATTGCTAATGAAAAAAGAATTAGTAAATATAGATGGTGATAAAAGCTCCCAGTCTGATAATGATGATGCAAAGCAATTAAATAAGGATGTTGCTGCAGCATATGTTGAACAATTAGATGATGCAATGAATAAGTTAGTTAAAGGCGACTATCTTGATATTGATAATTTACAAAAAATATATAGTCCCAAATTCGCACAGATGTACGAAGATATTAATACTTCACCTGGAAGCGTATTAATATATTCACAGTTTCGTATGATTGAAGGACTTGGTATATTTAAAGAGGTTCTAAATAGACAAGGGTATGTAGAGATAAATATTGTGAATAGCGAAGATTTTGGTTATATGATAGATGATATGGATGTATTTGACGAAAAATATGATAATAAGAGGTATATTGTCTTTAATTCTGACAGAGTTAAAACCAATATTCTTATGAATATATTTAATGGAAATAGCAAGGATTTACCAAAAATTATACAAGAGCAATTAAGATATGTTAATATAGATGAAAATCAATTATATGGAAAAATTGTAAAAGCAATGATGATTACACAATCCGGCGCTGAAGGTATATCCTTAAAAAATGTAAGGCGCGTATTGATTACCGAATATTTTTGGAACTCTGTAAGAATAGACCAAGTTATAGGGCGTGCTGTAAGAACATGTAGCCATAAATCGTTGCCTGTCCAAGACCAGAATGTCCAAGTTTACACATATTTAATGAATTTTACAAGAAAACAGCTTAATGACAATCCAACATTACGCAGTAAAGATAAGGAAGTAACTACTGATAAACATATCTATAATATTGCAAAAAATAAAGAAGGCCTCATTAATTCATTCTTGAAGATGCTTAAAGCAGCATCAATGGATTGCGTTATACAATCTGATATTAATAATCCTTTGTCAAATGGATATAAATGTTATAATTGGCCAGTAAATGTAAATAACGACGAATTGTCATATACCAATAATATAGATAGTGATAAGAAGATATTGCAATATAAAAATAAACAACATATTCGCAAAGATAGGGGTAGAGTAATATTAAAAAATGGCAAGAAATATGTTATTCTAAAAGACAAATTATATGATTATTATAGTTATGTAAATGCAGGGGTTCTTTTGCCTGCTAATATATAAAATTTATTAAATTATTACATATAAATATAAATTATTATATTTAAATAGATATAAATTATTTTTATTAATTTTATGGAGCAAAAAACAAAATGCATATACAGAAAAAAAAACTTTCATATATGTAGTAAAACTATAATTAAAAACACGCATTTTTGCTGTAAACATATTCATTCAAAAAAAAAACATTTATATAAACTGTTTTACAAGATATTTAACGATAAATCAGATTTGCAATATCATGATATTTATGAAATGTATATATATATAGTAGAAAAAACTCAAGGTGGTGATGATGAAGATTTTACATATATATTGTTTTTTGATTTACTCAAAAATATTCCTTTTGTCAAATTAAGCGATTATTATAAAAAATATATTAAATACGATAATGTTCTTAATATAAAAAAGGGCAATATGTATCGGCAAATATATTTACTATGTAAAAATACGCGCTTATTTAGTAATAAATGTAATGTAAATATACTAATTAATTTTCAAGATATTATTAAATACAAAATATTATCAAATAGAAATTGTGGCACTAATTTTTTAAATGACGACGATGTATTCACCTCTGTAAATATATGCGATATACCTCCACACAAACTATTTACTATCAAAGATACGAAAGGAATATATGGGTTTGATATTGTGGAGTTTGAATATTTTATTAGAAAATGTTTAGATGATAATGTTATTCCATATAACCCTTATACACGTGAAAAAATAGATGATGAAAATATTTGGAGATTGAATATGAAACTCAAATATCATAATATATCAAAGAAAAATGATGAATGCAGATGGACAACAGAAATGAATGCATATACAGATTTATCTATCGAAATAGAAAGACGAGGTTTTTATAACAATCCCGAATGGTTTAAAAAAATGTCAAAGCAGGATTTCTTAAAATGCATTAAATTATTTAGAGATTTTTCAAATAATATTGAGGAAAGTAATAAATATTTTTTAAATATAAACGATGAAACATTTACATATGATTTTTGCAAAGAAAGCATTAAAATGTTTAACGAATGCAATAACAATTTTTATATATTATGTTGCAATTATATGAAATCATTGGCATTATGTTCGAATGATTTTTATAATAATAGCCCTGAATGGTTGTCGTCATATGAAACACCATCATATATATCAGATATCTATAATTTTACATCCTATATAAACACTCTTATAAATAATAGTAGCAATATTAATACATCAAATAATATTAATAGCATTACTGATGATTTAAGGTATAATATAACAAACACAAATTATGATATGAATATGAACATGAATATGAATATGAATATGAACATGAATATGAATGAAGATCCGCAACCATCAACAATTAATCCAAGCAATAATTTTTTATTATATTATTATGTAGAATATATGTAAATGAATAGTTATAATAATAATTTAATAAAGAATACACCTGATTTTATTTATATGCCTCCAGAAAGAATTCAATTCAAAGAGCAAAGTAATAGCTTATATGATTTTTATATTTGCAAATTTAAAACAGCCATATATGCATCAATCTTATTTGTATTTTTATCATTACCAATCGCCTACAAAATATTAGATATGATATGCAAATTAATCTCTAATAATATAGATTTAATCGATAATGAAAGCGAAGATATATTGCCATTAGGTAGATTAATTATGTCTATAATTGTAGGTATTTTTATATTCATATTATAAAAATAAAAATATAAAAAATAGAAAATATAAATTATTATTAATTGTTATTAGTTGTTATTAGTTGTTATTAGTTGTTATTAGTTGTTATTAGTTGTTATTAGTTGTTATTAGTTGTTATTAGTTGTTATTAGTTGTTATTAGTTGTTATTAGTTGTTATTAGTTGTTATTAGTTGTTATTTACTTCTTTTTTGGAACTGTCTTCTTTACCTTTGTTTCTTGTACAGGTTTTACTGGTTCTTCAACTACTTCTTTAACAGGTTCTGGTTGAGTATCATCATCTTCTTCTTCATTTCCTTCATCAACATGTTCGAGAACTTCACCTTCGTCTTCATCATCTTCTTCTTCTTCTTCATCTTCTTCTTCATCTTCTTCTTCGGGAGGAGGAATTGAAGGAACAACTTTTTGAGATACTTTGGGTTTTTCTACAACTGTTTTCTTATCTTGAACTGCAACAACAGGCTTCTGCGAAATCTTTGCAATAATATCATTATCTACCGAAATATCATCGTCATCATCGTCGTTATTATCATTGTTCAATTCATCATCACTATCAACAACAAATGTAGGCTTTGACATATTGATTTGTTGAAACTTTGATGATACAATCTTCCAACTACATCCGAAAATACCAGCTGAAAACCAAATACCACTCAATTGAATAATAAACTGCGCTTTTCCACCTTTAAGATTTGATAGAATATCTTGAAAATTGATTTCATTATTATCCATATCAAAGCAGTCGAATTCAAACTTATTTTCTGCAGAATTATAAGGGATTTTTGCCTTGAAAGTTGGCGGATACTTATTTGCATATTCACCAGTTGTCTTGTCCTTGTCGTGTTTAACAATCGGAGTAAACATATTAGATACAAAATCCTTATTTCCACTGCAATTATTCTTGAACCATGCAAGACGGTTCGTAAAAGCATCGTCAATAATCTTTTGCTCCAACTCTTTCATCTTGTCGTAAAATTGCTTAATCTTTGGATTATCTTCCATTCCTTTGAATGATACAGTAATATCATACTTACGCTCCTCATCCTTCCTATTCTCATCTTTCTTAATAAACTGCATATTATCATTAACTCCATAAGGAATATTGAGAATAGGTGTTTGAAGATTTACCTTGTTCCCATTGTAGTTAATATAAATCGACTTTGCACCGGATTTCATAATTTTAAGTTCCGAATACTTAAGCTTGTCGACATTAAAGTTCTTTGCGAGGAGTACGTTCATTGTTGTATTATATTACTTGTTTAATCTTTATATAAAGTAGTATATACTATCAATTTTTAGTTTTTTAATAATAAATTTTAATAAAAAACTACCATCTCTTTAATGGTAAATTGTTAATGGTAAAATTTACTTGTAAAAGGGTATGTTGTAATTTATATATATGCAAAATATATATTTTATATAATTATGGGATCCCAGAAAACTTTGACGAATGAAAAATTTAGACATAGCAACAAGGAATTTCAAATATATAAAACAAAAAAAGGTGCGAAATTAATAAAAATAAATAATAATTATGTTAATATTAATGACGCTTCTATCATTTCAAAAATAAATAATAAGCAATGCAATGATATTGTTGAAGAAAATATAAACGAATTAAATAATTTAGATATTAATGATAATATCAATACTGTCGATATTATTGATAATATTAATGATACTATCGATAGTATTGATAGTATTGATAGTATCGATAGTATCGATGGAGAAGAATATATTATTATTTAATTTTAATTGTGGTTTTCTTCTACTTTGAATGATAAAATAACCAAAAATGTTATAAGAGATTTTGAGAAATTATTTACATCAATATTAGTTAATAGATAATACTCATTGTATTTTTTAACAGCGTTGTCAATACCATACCATACTAAAATATTATTCATATCATACGCTGATATACTATTAATACGGTCATCTATAAAATTAATTAAATCTTCCACTAATAATAGGTGCTCTTTATTGCTATTACATTCGCAATAGCACATATTATCATATATATTTTCGCAAATATCGTATAAACTTTCGTGAATATTTTCATCCATTACACAACTAAACATTGTTATATATTAATCTAATTACATATGATATTATCAATTTTTAATTTTATATCAACATAAAAAATAAAATGATATTATGATATTATTTTGTATATAGAATATATTGTAATAAGTATAAAAATACTGTAAATATTATAATATTTGTATTCGCATTAAAGTTCGCAAGATATGATGCAATTAATCCAATTGCAATAACCATAATACTATCTCCAATAATTGCACCATATGATATTTCGTTAGCATAATCCTTAAAAATATCAATCATTTCATTTGCACCTCGTGGAATTATGCTAAAAATTATATAGAATAATATATCGTGTATTATTTGGATAATTAAAATAACTATTATAAAATTAATGATTGAAAATTTATCAAAAATATAATAATATATTCCCCTTGCAATGATTACAAATAAAAAGAGAACCAATACATCTGCTAATACAGCTGATAAAAGGAACTTTTTATACCATATCTGTAAATATTTACTTGGTATAATATTTGCATATGATAAAACAATACCAATAATATCAACAATAAGGATTGCCGTAATTATTGGTAAATAATCATCAATATTATCGAACTTTGATATATCTTTGAACATTTCTCTATACTCACTATACTCTATACTATAAATAATAAAAAATATATAACATGTATTATTATTTATTACTTATTTACTTAATATTTATTTACTTAAAGCTCTCGCGAAGTCGTAGTCCATCGTATCTGGTGTAAGAACAAAATGCGTCGGGTCATAAGTATGATTTTCGTAATATTCATAGTATCCAAAATAATCAACAATATAGAAATATTGGTCACAATAATCTAAATAACTTTGAATGTCAAAACTATCACCTTTCCAATTCTCATAATTGTAAATATATTCTTTGAATTCAAGAACAATAAGTTCTCTAAAACCATCAAGTACATTTTCATTTTCTTTCTTTAAACCATCTATAATATTATCATATTGATTTATAATATTAAATTCCTCTTCGTCAACTTCGCTAATATTCTCTTGATTTAAATACCGTTTCTTTTTTTTATAGATTAAGCTGTTAAATACAACATCATTAATTTTTTCAAAATATTCGCGTGCCTTAAATCGGTAATAACTCAATTTAATATTCTTATTCGTTCTTGCAACTTTACAAGTGCATGCAACAACATGTGCCTTTTTTACAGCGATGTCTGTAAATACTTCCTCGTTCGTAAATATAAGTTCGCACATAAGTTCGTAGTTAATCTCGTTGGTCATCTCGCACACAGTTTCAAAAGATTTGTTGGGGGTAGGTTTGCTTTTTCGTTGAATTGTAATTTGGTTGTGCTTTATTAATTTTAATAAAAGGATACATCAATTTTTATTTTTTAAATTTGTTAATAGAACAAAAATATTCTAATAAACAAACTAAAAAAATGATAATATATAAATGATATATATTATAATATAATATGACAGATTTTAAAACACTTTCTTTAGATGAACTTATTGATATTTGCAAGACAAATAATATTCCCTATATAGGTACTAATAAAAAACCATATACTGCAAACACACTAATTAAAATTATAAAAACAAAATTATTAAAAAATAATACTGTTAATGAAGAAATTATTCTTTCGGCTTCGACAGCTTCTAATAAACTCAATATGATTGATTTATTCGCAGGAACAGGTGCATTTAGTTTAGCATTTAATTCAACAAATGCCGTTAATATAGTATTCAGTAATGATATGTGCCCAGCATCTAAAACAATTTATGATGAAAACTTTGATCACAAGCTTACACTTAAAAATCTAAATGAAATTAATGTAGAAGATATACCACCTCACGATATATTAACTGGTGGTTTCCCGTGTCAACCATTTAGTATCGCGGGACTACAAGAAGGATTTAAAGATGAGCGTTCAAATGTTTTTTGGAAAATATTATCTATTATAGATTATCACCAACCAAAATGTGTTATATTAGAGAATGTTAAAAATATAATATCACACGACGAAGGTAATACATTTAATACAATAAAATGTAATCTTGAAAATAAAGGTTATCATATATGTTTTAAAGTTTTAAATACGTCAGATATTACAGGTATTCCACAACATAGAGAGCGTATCTACATTGTTTGCTTTAAATCCAAAAATGTATTTGATAAATTTAGTTTAGATTTTCCTAAAATTGATAAACAAAAAACTTCATCGTTTTTTGAAGATGATGTTCCTGCAAAGTATTACTACACGGATAAATCAAGTACATGGGCGCTGGTTAAAAGCAACGTAGTTAAAAAAGATACTATATATCAATATAGAAGAGTTTATGTAAGAGAGAATAAAAGTAATGAATGTCCTACATTAACCGCAAATATGGGAAGTGGTGGTCATAATGTTCCTATTATACTCGATGATAAGGGAGTACGCAAATTAACACCCAGAGAATGTTTTAACCTCCAGGGGTTTCCATTGTCATATAAATTACCAACTCTATGTGATTCAAACCTTTACAAACTTGCAGGAAATGCGGTTTCTGTTCCAGTTGTAAATCTAATTGCAAATAGAATTATTCCTTTACTTCAAGAGGAATAAATATATCTTCAAATATTCCTTCATATACTTTTTCACAGTATGGTTCTATTTGAGGTTTTAATGCTTCCCATGTTATGCGCGGGCGACGACCTTGCATTGTTTGGTCTTCGAATGTTTGAGATTTGCTTACCTTTATATTTTTCCATTCTTCAGATGTCCTTTTTAATGATACTCTATATAATATAAATTGGTCTATCAGCCATTTACGTGCATCAAGAAAATATATTACATCCCATTCAGAAGAAGGTGTAAATGATGGCGGGCCATCGCTTGTGAAACATTTACATTCTTGTTTACCTTCTTTTAATGATTGTAAATCCCCTTTTTTACAATTCCATCTTGAAGTTATATCATGTAGTTTATTATGAATTATAAATTTAACAATATTCTCACTAATATCTTCTGGAATAGATGGCAATCTTACTTTTACCCCTATTTCTCTCGTTGTTTTTATCCTCCCTAACACATATGTTTTATGTAAGTTATATTGTTCTATTAACAACTCCTTTGTGTATGTGTCGGCGCCTTCTTTCATAATTATTTTTACAAAGGGGTTTACCTTTATACCCTGTTTATGACAAGTGCGCATATTGTGTCCTATCCGCTTGCATATAGAGCAAATCATTCTATATCCTTTCCCTGTATTTGGAATACCTTCTTTGATAATACACTGTTTGCTTCTTGGGTTGGTGTAGGTTGCTTGTCTCTTTGCTCGGTTCTTAAACAATAACAAAAGGGAACTTAATCATATTTTATAAAAATAATTGCAAAAAAGAACAATTTATTTCAATAAAAATAATTTATATTGTTGTATGCGACCCCTTTTTAACAAGCCATACGTTTTTATTTCTTTTAAATCTTTCTTTAAGTCCTTCTGATATTTCATATAACTGCCCTTCATAAATTTCGTTTTTATAAAATTTCAAATATTTGAGATTTTCCAATTCGCTCAAAGTTTCTAAAAATACATCAACAAAAACCATATTTACATCCCAATCAGTTTCTGTAATTATATCTGTATGATTTATTCGAAGCTTTTTAAGGTTTACTAATACCCTTATTTGTTCAATTAATTCGTTAAAATAATTAATTGTATCGGGGTCATTACCTTTACCTTCAATAGAATTAAAATTACTTATTATCAATTCCTCTAAATTTTGATAGTATTCTATATTATAGTTAAAATCTTCAAAATCTTTATCGCTTACAAATGATATATTGTCTAATATTAATCTTCTTATTTTTAATGATTTAATATCTTCAATATTCAAATATTTTTTAAGAAAATAATTAGCATTATCATCTATTCTTGTGTCTTTTATTTGCAATTCTTTGACATTTTCAAATATTTTAGTATTACCTGAAAATTGCTCTCGATTTCCCTCTATTCTAAATCTTGTTTTATTTAATATTAATTTTCTTATTTTTGATTTATCTAAAACCTTCTCTATAAAATTAATTATCGTCTTCGTAATTATTATATTGCTTAAATCAACAACTTCCATTTCTATAACTAACCTCTTTTCTGAAAAAGCTGTATTGGTCCTATAAATCTCTAAAAGTTGCTTGATAGTAAGCCTTTGAAGCATAATTTGCAAAACGTCGTCATGTATATTATAAAGCGTCATGTTAGACGTTTTTGATGTTCTGTGTTGATTTGATAATGGCGCCTTCGAAGAAGAAGACGATGATTTCCTTGCTGGCGATGTCATTATATCTATTATATACAACCTTAATTATTTAATTATATTTGTTATAATTTTTTTTAAAATTTTAAAAAATTGATTTTAAATTTTGAATTTATAATTAAGACCAAAAACTGAAGAACGCAAGGAATATTTGAAAATCAATTAAATAACCGTCCACGAACAACGCAAAAATGACAGCAATTAATTACGAACTTATGAGCGAAATATTGTTTACGAACGAGGTAGCATTTACAGACATTACTATAAAAAAGGCAAAGATTATAGCGCGCACTTGTAAACTTGCGAGATTTAATAAGAATATTAAATTGAGTTATGACAGATGCAAAATAGATATATATTATAAGCAAATAATGTTTTTATCAATCAAAAAAACAGAAAAAGAATTTGATGAAAGTATACTCGATGAAACATCAGAGCCCACAAACTTAAATATCAACAAAAAATACAAAAGGAAGATTTATAATATAATAATAAGTTTATTGAATGAGAATGATGATGTAGTTGAAGGTGTAAAAGAAAAATTGGTAGCAGAACAAAAGAAACATATTAATAAATATTTTATAAAACTTCATGTAAAACTTTCAATCGTTAGTGCATATGATAATGATGCAGATGACGATTATGCCGAAACTTTTGAAAATGATGATAAATATAATAATATACAATTTGAAATAGCATTTATTATTACAAATTACAAATATAACGCATATTTTCTTAACATGTTAAGTAAGACACTTGTTAATGAGAAAGATGTAATCATGTATATTAGTAGTAAATATTTTACGGACAATTGGTACAGAATACCTATAATATTTCCTGAAAACCATTGTAAAAATTGCAACGAGGAGCACGCAAACTTATTAGCAAATTAAGTAGTGTATGACATTATGATAATATAAATTAATAATATATATTTTTTATTTAGTATTTATTTTCTAATTCTAAAACCTTTGTAATATAATTTAGATTAATTGATGGTAGGATTGGAGAGCATTCCCATAGTTGTGTTTTAAGGAATGTTTGAATACTATACTTTGTAGGATACATATGAAATAAACCTGCATATATATCAAGCATATATCGCTGATGTTTTTTAGAAAGTAATTTAACACTATACTTTGGCAATACAATTAATAGTTGAATATATGAAGGGGCAAATTCATTATTACTATTTAATATTGGAACTTCGTTTGCAATTGAATGATTTAGTATATCTTTGATTGTCGGAGGATAATTATAAGGGTAATACCATTCACAGTCTATATCCATACCCTTGTAGTAGGAATAAACCCAGTAAATACCTTTAATATAATTATTACATGCGTTGAACATAACGGTAGAATCAATAGTTATATTGTTGTCAAATATAACTCGATAATATTCTTGTCGCCATTTATTGGGGTTATTATAAATTGTATTAATTAATGAATTTTTGTTTTTTAACCCATAATAATCACTTGGTGTGCTTTTATTATCTGGTTGTCTCTTTTTAATATATTTTTCACATATGCGATGAATATCTTCGTCCTCTGTACTTGCCAAATCTTTGAAAATATCGATAAGGCAGTTATGATTAATTACTCCATTATTCACTAATAATCCATTTGCGCGAATAGACCTTTTTGTTGCAGACAATAGTTTATCTATGCCATTATTTTTCAATTCAATCGTTAATAGATGAGGTATAAAATCATTTCCTAATATAGTACATGCAGTGCAATATGTCTCTATCAAATCTTCATCATTGTATTCAAAGTTAATGCCCCAGTTTGTTTTCTGTTCGCATAAAATAGCTTTGCGTAATTCTTTGATATTTAAATAATTATATATTGTTTCATTCGTATTAGGGTCTTTTACCTCTCTCATTAAGAAGATATTTTCTTTGTGGGACATAAGCGATAAGATAATGAGATCAGCGTCCAATCCATGAATAATTATTTTGTCATCTATTGGGAAATCTTTTATCATTTTAAATATTTTATGCTCACCTTCCCCGCATTCATCGCTACCGCTGTAAATTACTTTGTTTTTATTGCGGTCATCATTAATATTTCTCCGAATATATGTGTTTAATTTCTCCATAAATAATGTGCCTGGTGTTATTGCATTAGTATCCCATATAATATTAACATTATCTAAAATGTTTTTATAAATGTTCAAATACCTACGTTTTCTTTGTTGAAACATTTTTGCCAAAGGCGCAACACCATCTGCACAAATAATATATTTGGTCGCCTTATAATTTTCAATATAATACTTTATCCTATTCCAAACACCTTCAATAATCTCGCTTTCAATATTATCATTGTTAACGTTTTCTACAGTATCCTTGTATTTTTTAATAATATCTTGCGCGACATTATGTATAATACCGTTGAAATCAATACAATAAATATCTAATCCCGTTGGTTTATTATTTGAAATAATATTGTTGTATTTTTGCGTTAGCGAATAAAAATAATAAGGAATTCCCATATTTATATTATTATCGTAATTATTTATTTATATAATTGCAATAATCATTTTTTATTTTTCTTTCTATCATATTAGAATATATACATATAATATGCCTGTATCAACCACAACCAACTTAAGTGATGTTTTCCTTGGATCCGAACAATCAAAATATGCGGGCGTTGCCCTTTTTATAACCATATTAATAATATGTTTATCTATCTTATTCACCAGCAGTAAAATATCTATCGAGCAACGAATAATATTTGTGATATTTATATTAATAATTTCTATACCTTCTATATTAATGTCTCTATTTGAGTTAACTTGTATTGTATCTGGAGGCAATTATAATACGCGTTGGTGGTGCTGGCTTCTTGCGTGGGTATTAGCAATAATGATTATATTTTATTGCATTACAATCATCATCTCTCTTTTCCTATCTATGTCATCATATGATTTAGCAAATGAAAGAATTACCGATGATTTACGTAATAATATGGATACTACAGATGCAAATAATTATGCAAAAGATATGATGAAATCAAGTGAGCAAGACCTAAATATCAAAGAGCTTCGACCTCAACAAGCACAACAAGCTCAACAATATACCCCTCCCGTGCCTCCTCAATCGCAAACCCCGGTCCCCCAACAATCTCAACATATGATTGCAAATCAAACGCCTTCTATACAACAATTTGATGGTTCATATTCTGGATTTGATTCGACTGATAAACTATCATCTCTTGATACTGCATTTAACACTAAAATACATGTAGAACAACTTACAAATGTAAATAGTTCCGCGCGAAAAAATGATATTTTAAACGTTGAAGCATATATTCCTGAATCTAAAATAGATAAATTTAGTGCATTTTAGAGCTTTCAGTTTATAATATTTTTTAATTTTTTAATTAAATCATTTTTGTTTAGAGAAACTGTTTTTTTATCCAATTTTTTAGTTATTTTTATATTATTTATAATTGCAATATACTTTAATTCTTTTACTGTATATTTACCACCACGCATAACTGGAAGACTTTCAATTTCTGAAAGTAAATTATTTGCTCTTGCTTTAAAATTTTCATCGAGCGATAATTGTTTTTCTGGGCCATATATTTTTAATGTATTTTTTGATGTTAATGATAGGTGGTCGCGGTAAACAAATCCTATCTTATTATATATATTCTTTTTAATTTGAAAATTATTATCACTATCATCATCCAAAGTAACATATTTGATATTAACATGCTTTGTTTTTAAATAACATATACTATAAATTAAAATCAATAATGCAAATTTTTGTCCTTGGTATTCTGGTAATGTAATTAACCATGTTATATTAAAAACATATTGTGTCTGTAAGTTTTCATAAGAACCTCTTGTTGTTCCTTGTAATACTTGTCCATCTGAATAAAAACTTGTTAATTTTACGATTTCAGAATTGTCATCATCATAAATAATAAAATTATATTGTTTTGTTGGAATTTCGAGTGTAAGTGTATCCACGCGAATTTTTAAATTTCTTCTTGTAATTATTGTATTCACTCTTGTGCACAAATTTTCATAATCAGATACGTCTACCATTGCTTATATATAAACAATATATAATTATTACATACCCTTATAGTACATATAATTAGGCAAACTTGGAAAATATTGAACTGTTGTCATTTATATTATCTAAATAAAAAGATTTAAGAAATCATTAACAATATAATATAATGTTTTAATTTATAATTATGAAAAATAAAGAAGATGATACTAAACGGAGTGGATATTTTCGACCTCAAATATGCAGAAATTGTGGTGTAAATGGGCATTTATACAAAGATTGCTTGCATCCTATAATGAGTTTTGGCATTATTTGTTATAAGATAGAAAATGGTGAAATTAAATACGTAATGATACAGAGGAAAGATAGTTTGTCGTTTATGGAGTTTGTTAGAGGGAAGTATAATCAAAATGATTTTCATTATATTAAACAGCTCATCGATTATATGACAGAGAATGAAAAGATTTTGCTATTGGAAAATAGTTTTGATACTATCTGGAATTATACTTGGTGTCAATCATCGCAAAATAGTTTCAAACATACAAAAGAATATATTGAATCAAAGTCAAAGTTTGATTATGTTATTAATAATATTAATTTCATAAATATATTGAAATCTAACAATGCCAAATGTAATTATTTGGAGCAAGAATGGGGATTTCCGAAAGGACGTAAAAAAATACGTGAGAGTGATATTGATTGTGCTGTTAGGGAGTTCTGTGAAGAAACACAGTTATACAGCGATGATATTCAAATTAATAATGATATTTGTCCATTTCAAGAAATATTTTTTGGTACTAATAATATATTGTATAAGCATGTATATTATGTTGCAAAAATTGTGAAAGAAAAATCTAAAATATTTTTAGATAATAATTGTTTAGAGCAAATTAGAGAGGTTCGCGATATTCAATGGTTGTCGTACGCAGATGTTCTCTCGCATATTAAGTACCACAATATTGAAAGAATAGAAATATTTAAGAAAGTTCATAATATTATTAATGAAACTTTATTATAAATCTTCTTTAATCTAAATAGAAAGGAGAATGATTAAAAACACTACAAAAATATGTCCAGAAGGAACGGAACTAAATACAATTACAAACAGATGTAATAAGATTTGCAAAGCGGGTACAATAAGAAATCCATTAACTGGTAAATGCGAAAAAATTCCTAATAATAATGTTAAAAGAGGAAGGAAAAAGAAGGATGTAGACCCGAAACAGCAGAAAACACCAATCCAATCTCCAAAACCTAACAAATCTTCTTCATCCGATTTTGTTATATCCCCGTCCCCTGATAGAAGTCCTTCGCCATCTCCATCGCGTCATTCACATAGTTCATCAAGCAAAGATTTTGAATTATATTATCCTGATTTAGATGACCCAGAGTTTACTATAAAAATATCTAATAATAAGGAGTTTTTAATACACAAAATACCTGATTATCCTATTATAAATAATGTTAAGGATTTTGACATTGTATCTAATAAATTATGCGGTCAGTTTGATAAGATGTTGTATCAGCATTTTATAAGTCAATATATATCATATAGGACACCTTACAAAAGTGCTCTATTATATCACGGTGTAGGTGTAGGCAAAACATGCTCTGCAATTACTATATCAGAAGCATTTTTAAGATCTCAAACAACATCTGAACCAATGATTTGGGTAATTATGCCCGTATCATTAAAGAATAGTTTTAAATCACAAGTATTTAACATGGATGATTTTGAAACATTTGAAAGTTTGTCAGGTCAATGCACTGACCACAATTATATTAAATTATTAAATATTTATAAATCAACATTTAATAATGATAACAAGGATATAAAAGAGTATAGGGAGAAACTTAAAACTGAATTGAAGGCATTATTAAAAACTCGCTATAAAATTTTTACATATGACCGGTTTGCCAAATATATTAATGAAAACTATACTAATAAAATTGTAGAGAACAAGGTAATCATAATAGATGAGGCGCATAATATTAGAAGCACAAATAAGAAGGTAAAAGACACATATTTGGCATTGATGAAATGTCTTGAAAAAGGTGTTAATAATAGATTAATATTATTATCTGCAACACCTATGTATAATGAACCACGTGATATATTAGAACTTTTAAAATTATTACTGATAA